GCGGCCCCCCGGCGTGGGGTGGCACGGGCATGGAAAAACCCCCAGAAGGCCGCCTGGGGGCGCGCGGGTGACACAAGGTGCCGGGGGGCGCCGGGGGGCGCTGGGGGTCAGGCGGCGAGCAGGCCGGCGGACACGTTCGCCGGCGTGCCGAGGTCCACCCACACCTGGCCGGCGTTCGCCCCCTGCTGGCTGATCTCCGGGCCGAACGGCTCGAAGATGTACGTCTTCCCCGAAGAGAGCGTGCCGGTCAGCGCGGGCGGCTGCGACCCGTCGACGGTCTCGCCGATGTTGATGGAGTAGGTGGACGATCCGCCGGAGACGACGAAGACCAGGCGGACCCGGCCGTCGTTGGCGAACACGACCCCGGTGTTCGACCCGACCGCGGCGACCATGTCGGTCAGGCTGGTCGGGACGTTCGGGGCCTGCTGGGTGACGGTCAGGGCGAGGCGTGCCATCGGTCAGTTCTCCTTGCTGTCGGTCTTCGCCGCGCCCCGCTTGGGCGCGGCAGGCTCGGGCGGGGGAGCGGGCCGGGCCTCGGCGGCGGCTTCTTCGGTGAGGAACCCGTCCGAGATCAGGCCCGGGATCTCGGAGTCGTCGATCGTGCTGAGTTCCCCTTCGGGGCGGATCTTCAGCTGCACTTGCACCTTGGCCATCGCCAGGGCCCCCCTTTTCGGTGGTCGGGTCAGTCGGTGGACACGTCGGCGACGGTCACCCAGGAAAACTGCATGTCGAAGCTGTAGATGGCGTAGTTGGCGGCGTCGGAGTACCGGCGCTGCGGTTCGGTCAGCAGGTACGCCGACTGGACGACCGCCTGCCCGAACGGGTGGCCGCGGACCGACAAGGTGAGCGGCCGGCGCATGAGCACCCGCTGGAGGCTGGCCTGGCGGATGATCTCGGCCAGGCCGTTGGCGTGCGCCCACGGCGGCTGGTTGGACCCGGGGATGGTGGCGAAACAGTCCACCTGGACCACCGGTTCCTTTACCGGCAGGTAGATGTTCGGCGAGCCGCCCACGGTGGCGATCCGGATGAACCCGGTTTTGGCCCATTTCCCGTCATCGGACGGGAGGACGGTGGCGACCATGCCCGGGTCCAGGCCGGGGATCGACCCGATCCACGCGGCGGCGACAAGGTCCGAGGTCGGCAGTTTCGGCAGGACGAACGTCACCGGCGCTTCACCCCCGATGCTGATACAAAGCAGGCCTGAGGAACGGCCTCGGGGTGGCCCCGGGGTGGTGGACGTGCGGGCCGAACCGCTCACCTGTCCGCGGGTTCCACAGCGACCACGGCCCGTGCGCGTCGATCGGGTGCGGCCGCGTCCCCAGTTCGACGTACGCGGCGTAGGGGGCGGCGGCGACGACGACCAGGGTGTGGCCGTCCATGTGCCGGCCGATACTCGAGCGGAGCTCGCCGGGCACCCCGACCGGCCGGGTGCGGGGGTGACGGTTGAAGTCGATCACCGCATACGGGGTGCTGACGGGGGCGTACCGTTTCGCGTCTTCTCTGATGGCGGGCCCCAGGTGGTCGAAGGCGAACCGGTCCCACGCCGCGAGGACCTGTTCCTCCCAGCCGGGTTCCATCACCGTTCCGGGCACCGGCCACCCCCGCTTGCTGCGATGGCATGGGCTTGTTCACGGTGCGGGCTCTGGGCTGCTCGTCCCGCAGCCACAGAACGGTTCCTATCCGGTGACCGCACCCGTTCCCGGGTCGCGGTTGAGGAAGACCACTGGACGGCCCTCGTTGTCCACGAAGGCGATCCAGGTCCGGTCCTCTGGCTCCAGCCAGCCTTGGTAGCCGACCGCCGCAGGGTTGCCGTACCGTCCGACCGTGATGTTGCCCATGCTCACCTCCTCTCGCTGCCGTTACGGTGGGGGCATGACGGTCAGGGAATGGGCGGCGGAACTGCTGCGGTACGCGGCGGACCGGCTGCACCCGGCCACCGCGCCGAGGTACCTGGGGTTCTCGTTCACCTTCGAAGAAGGGACGGGCCTGGTGTTCCGCGACGACGGCCGCGGCTGCCCGCTGACCTACCCCGGCCAGGACGCTTACGGCCGGGCGCACACCGAATCGGGCCTCAGTGTCTCGCCCGCCGGGACGGCACCTGGGACGACCGCCGGGGGCACGGTGTGGCTGCCAAGGCGGGCATGGCCCCTGGACGAGCCGTGGCCCGGCTACGCCGCCCAGCCGCCAGCCCGGCCGCGCCGGTTCTAACCGCCGTCCTGGCCAGGCTGCGGCTGATCCGACCCCACGTCCACACCGGACCGCATCTTCAGCGACAGTTCTTTCTCCGGCGGCCGGAACCCCGGCCCCGGCAGCTGCTTGACCGACTCGATCAGGTACCAGTACCCGGTCACCGGGTCACGGATCGTGTCGGTTTCCTGAATGTCCGCCCACCCGGGGACAATCGCCCGGATCGACCGGATCACCTGCGGCCGCTGTGTCGCCTGGTCGAACACCTGGTCCTGATCCTCAGCGATGGACGCCTGCACACCCACCAGGAAGGGGGTGCCGGTGTCGTCGATGTCACCCCACTCTGTGGTGGTGGCGCCCCGGTAGGTGTCCAGCCGGCGGATCTTGAACTTCAGCGCCGCGCCCACCGCGTTGCCGAACCCGGCACCACCGTTCGGCGTCCCGGCCGGGGCGCGGCGGCCGCCGCTGCTGCCGGTCCTGGCCCGCGCCATCAGAACACCCGCACGTAACCGCCGTCGGCGAGCATCAGCTCGTACTCTTCGGCCAGCGCCGCCGACCCGCCGGCGAACTGCGCGTTCAAAGACTGGGTCGCCACCGCGTCGATGCCTTCGATCGCCTGGACGGTGGCCGCGAGCACGGCGGCATGGATCACCGCCGGCGGCAGCGCGGAGAAGACCGTCCCGGCCGGGTGCGCGTACCCGAGCGGGGCGGCGAGAGTGAGAGTGCCCGGCCCGGCGGGGACCGCGGTCACCGCATCGGGCAGGATCACCGGGCTGCTGGCGGCCACGGACGCGGCCTGGGCGGTTTCGGTGCTCACCCCGTCGTACACGTTCCCGGCCACCCCCGCCCACCCGGTGACGTCATCGACGGCCACCGTGGTAGCCCCCTGGGCCGCCGGCGCGGTCAGCGACGTATGCGGCCACCCCGGCAAGAACGAATACCGCACGTCCCACCCGGCGCGGCCCAGGTCCCAGTTCAGCCACCCGGCCGCGATGTCGATGCTGTACCCGCCGGACCAGGTGGTGTCCGGCCCGGCCGTGGTGAGCATCGGGTGCCGGGGCCGGTATTGCCCGGCCGGCACGGTGGTCCATTGGGTGCCGGTGGACATCCACCCGGCCGCCGGTGCCAGTTGCACCGACAGCACCGCCCGGACCGGGCCACGGTGGGTGACCAGGGTGCCCCGCAGCGTGTCCCGGTCCACGGTGATCCGGGGCCGGCCGGGGCCGGTCAGCTGGTCGGACACGACCGCGCACCGCAACGGCTGGTGGCAGAACCCGTCGATCACCGATGTGGCCCGCCAGCACGCCTGCATCACCTCGGCGGCGTTCTCCGCCGACGTGGCCTGCAAGGACGGGATCACCGTCCACGCGACCCCCGCCGGCGCGGAAGCCAGCATCTGGGCGGTGATGTACGGCGTTGCCATCGGTCACCCCCCATCGGCACCGGGCCGGTTACTTCGCGGCGGCCTTGGCCTTGGGCCGGGCCGGGGCCTTGGCCTTGCCCGTGTCCGGGTCATCAGCCGGCGGCGGGTGCTCGGTGCCACGCTGGGCGTCCAGCAGCCCCGAGACGAGCTCGGCCAGGTACGCCGGGTCACGGCGGCGGGCCAGGTCCTCGGCCGCTTCCCGCTGCGCCTTCTCGACCCGGGTCTCCCACTGCTTCACCCCGCGGACCGCCTGCCGGTGCAGCCGCTCGCCGAGGTCGTCGGGGAAGACGAACATGCCGTCGCCGCCAGGCTCGAAGTGCCCGTATTCCGGGTCGTCCACACCGGTCGCGCCGGTCTTGGAGAACAGTTCCATGACGGGTTCCTTCCGTCCGTAGCTCAAAAGTCAGGGGGCCCGGTGGCGGCCGCGCCCGCGAAGGCGCGGCCGCCGTCACTCGTTGGACGCAGGGCAGGTCAGGCGACGTTGTCCAGCACGCCCATCGCAACGGGCGCCCTGTTCAGGAAGGCGCCCACGCTGCGGATTTCGAACTCCTTGCGCGGGCCGCCGCCGGCGGTGTTCGCGATACGCGAAATGCCGTAGTCGAACTGGGCGGTGTCGCGCAGGTTCCGGTACTCCAGCACGCTGGAGATGTTGGCCTGCGGGAACGGCACCCGGTCGGTCCGGGCGACGATCCGCCCCGGCGGCAGCGACACGTGCACTTCGATCGGCACGATGGTCCCGCCCGCGGGGGCGTTGACCAGGTGACCGACCCGCCCGCCAGCGGTCACATCGACACGGCCGCTGGAGTCGGTGTTGAGGAACGTCGTCGCCGAGCTCGATCCGAGGATCAGGTTGGCGATCTCCTGCGCGTGGGTGGCGTTCATCATCAGCGCCGTCGGCGAGCACTTGACCTGCTGCCACAGCGGCAGGAACAGGTACTGCTCGATCTCGGTGACGGTGCCGCCGGTCAGGGTCAGCGCCGCGCCGTCCAGCGACGTGTAGACGGACGGGTTGGCGGTGCCGGTGCCGGGGGTTTCCCACTTGCCGTTGCCGTCGTAGTCCCCGGCCAGCGACGCGAGGAACCCGTCGTAATCGTTGCCGTTCGCGGACCCGTTGTCGGCGCTGGCGTTGAAGGTCGGCTTGCCCGCGGACCCCTGCCACAGCGCGGTCAGGTCCGGGCACGTGACCGGCGACGGAAGCGCCTGGTTGGACGAGATGACCTTGGTCATCGTGACCGTGTTCGTGACCGTGGACGTGTAGTAGTACCACGTGGTCCCGTTCGCGGACTGGAACCAGTCATACAGCACCCCGCCCCGCACCGCCGCCACGCTGGCGGTGATCGAGTTCGCCGAACCGGACCCGAACGTGGTGGACGCCGAGTTGCCCTGGCTGTTCCCCGACCCGTAGTAATACCCGCTGCCCGTCCTCGCCGCGACGCCGACATACACCTGCACGGCGCCGATGCTGCCGCCGGTGGAGTGCTGGACGAGGGTCGGCGCGGCCGGTTGCGCCAGCGCGAACGACTGGGCGCCCATCAGCTTGCGGTCGTCGGCGATCAGGACCTGGTTGAGCACGTTGAAGGTCATGATCGCGTAGGGGTCTCCGTACCCCTTGGCCAGGTCGTAGGCGTCCTGGGTGACCAGGCCCGCCAGGCCGGTCGGCTTGTACCGGGCCTGGAAGTCCTGCTCGCTGATGATGACCTCGGCCGCGGCGTAGTCGAAGCCCATCGACGGGTCCGGCTGCGCGTTGTTCACGTTCATGATGGCCCGCCACACGGCGAACGGGTTGCCGTCCGGGCTGGCCTTGCGCGGCACGATGTCGCGGAACGTGGTGACCACCGGGATCAGGGACACCAGCCCGGACAGGTCGTAGGAGTAGATGCCGGTGGACTCGAGGATGCCCGTCGTCTGGGCCTTCATGATCGCAGCGAGGGTTTCCTCGCTGATGTTCTCCGCTGGATTCGCGGTCATTGTGCTTGCCTCCCCTTGGGCATGCGGGCACACCCGCCCGGCGTGCGCCGGCGCGGGGTGCTGGTGGTGGTGTGGTGGGCCGGGTTACCGGCCGGCGTGGATCGCCGCGAGCGCTTCGATGGCCATGCCCTGCATCTGCAGGGCGGCCTTGTTCTGCTCTTCGGCGGTCCCCGAGTACAGGACCTTCTTCAGGTCGGCCGCCTTGGCGACCTGCTCGGGGTTCACGCCTGGTGCCCCGCCAGCGGCGCGGTCCTGGCCGCGCAGCTGGCCGGCGGGCGGGGTGGCGCCGTTGGTGAACACCTTGGGCGCCGCCGGGTGCTCTTCCACCACCTGCATGCGGCCTTTCAGCACCTCGACCTCTGCCGCGAGGGCGTCGTAGGCGGCCTTGGAGACCGTCTCGCCCTGGGCGCCGAGTACTGCGGTGACCGCCTCCGTGACGGTGCTCTTGAGCACTGCTGCCAGATCCCCGGGCTCGGCCGGGGACGTCTCGTCCGCCTTGGCGATGACCTCGGCGGGGTGGGTGCTGCCGTCGCCGGCGTCGCTGGCCGGGGCGGTTTCCTTGGCCACCGCGTCAGCGGGGGTGCCGGCGTCGGCGGCTGGCGCCGCCGTCAGGTCACCGGCGTCCGCTTCGGGTTCGGGGGCGGCCTTCTTGGTGCCCTGCAGCGGGG